CCTGAATTTTCTGATCCAGCAAAGGCTTCAAGTTTAAAAGCTAATATGAAAAGCACACTAAACAATTATGGGTTTAACGACCAAGAAGTTGCTCAAGTGTACGATCATAGAATAGTGATGTTGGTTAATGATGCTATGAAGTATCGAAGTATGCAAAATTCAAAACCGAATATTGCGAAAAAGATTACTAAACCTAGCAAACCTTTTTCATCAGGTGTTAAGCAAGGCAAATCTGAAGCTAACTTAAAATTGAGGAGAGATAAGTTTAGTCGTCTAAAAAAATCTGGCAGTATGAAAGCTGCTCAAGATGTTTTTTTAGATATGATAACTAACAAATAACCTCAACAATAAGGATATAACTATGGCAATAGTAAGTAATACGTTTCAAACGTATCAAGCGATTGGTGATAGAGAAGATTTGTCTGATATTATTTATAATATCTCTCCGACAGATACTCCTTTTATGTCAGCAATTGGAAAAGAAAAAGCCTCTGGTGTTTTACATGAGTGGCAAACTGATGCTCTAGCAGCAGCAGCAAGTAACAATCACCACATTGAGGGTGATGAAATTAGCTTTGGAGCTGTTTCACCAACTGCAAGAATCAATAACCACACACAGATTTCAAGAAAAGCTGTTGTAGTTTCTGGTACTCAAGATGCAGTAAATAAAGCTGGTAGAAACAATGAATTAGCTTACCAAATTTCTAAAAGTTCAAAAGAACTTAAAAGAGATATGGAAACTACTCTATGTTTAAACCAAACTGGTACTGCTGGTGCTACAGGAACTGCTAGAAAATTATCTGGCTTAGCTTCTTGGATTCAAGCATCTACAAGTGTTGGTACTTCTGGTGCTAATGGTCAAGTATCAAGTGTTGATACTCCAGGTACAGCAAGAACTGATGGAACTCAAAGAGCCTTTACTGAAGCTCAACTTAAAGACGTTGTAAAACAATGTTGGGACGAAGGTGGAGATCCATCAATGATTATGCTTGGTTCTTTCAACAAACAAAAACTATCAGGATTTACTGGTGGCTCAACTAAAATGACTTCAGCAGAAGACAAAAGACTTGTTAATGCTGTGGACATTTACGAAAGTGATTTCGGAGCTATGACAGTTGTACCTAACAGATTCTCAAGATCAAGAGATTGTTTTGTACTACAACCTGATATGTGGGCAGTTGCCTTTTTAAGAGATTTCCAACTTATGGATCTTGCAAAAACTGGTGATGCTGAGAAAAAAGCTATGTTAGCAGAATACACACTTGTTTCTAAAAACGAAAAAGCAAGTGGTGCAGTATTCGATCTAACTACATCATAATAATTAATTTGGTGGGGGAGCAATCCCCCATCAATACTAAATCAATAATTTTGTTTGGTCTTTGAAGTCAATGACGGAACGAAGCAATCAAAAAGGAAAATACAATGAGAACACTTAACGATTATTTTATTACATCTGCAATTCCAAATGTATCATCAGCTTCATCAACTTTTGTTTGTGTACCTGATGGTGGCAGAATAATTAAAATTATAACTCACAATAAAGCAGCTACAACAGGAACAGCAGCTATCTCTTTTGAAATAGGTGGTGTTGCAGTAACTGGTGGAGCTATAAGTCATGTGGCTTCTGGATCTGCTGGTAAAGTAGCAACTGCTGAACCAACTGGTGCAAACAGAGTTGAAGAAAATGGAACTATCGAATGTATCACAGATGGTGGTTCAACTAATTCTTCTAAAATGGAAATAACTTTTGTTATCAGAAGATAATTACAAATTTTGTGGGGATCTTGTCTAGCGATACTTCCCCACAAATACCAACTTTAAGGAAATAAAATATGCCAATGGTAGGAAAAAAAAAGTTTTCATACACAAAAAGTGGAATGAAAAAAGCTAAAGCCTTTGCAAAGAAAAAAGGCAAAAAAGTTAAAAGTAAAAAAGGAAAATATTAATGTCATACAATTATGCTTTAAGACCAGGAACAACTCAAAAACTGAATACAAACAATTCATCAACTGCATCTGCTGCTTTTGGCGAACATACTTATTATGTGAGAATTGTTGGATCAGCTAACTTTCATTTTGTGTTAGGTGCTTCACCAACTGCAAGTGCAACATCACCTTTGTTACCATCTGGTGAAGTTGAAATTATTAAAGTTTCTCCTGGCGAAAAGATTGCTGTGTTTCATGGTTCATCAACTGATGTCTATGTAACTGAAATGGGTGCGTAGTGGCCAAACAAAAGTTCACAAGTTTTACTCCAAGAGATAAGCCACCTAAAAGAAAAGGGGTGCATAAAAAATCTCAGTCAAAAAGTGAACGCAGACAAAAAAATCAACACAGATATTTAGGTCAAGGCAGATGAGAAAAATTAGTGAAGAAGTAAATAAAAATATTACAGAAACTTTTTTAGATAATGGGAATGAGGGTGTTGTTCAAAAAAGATCAATAGATGTTCAACCAATCTTAGAAAATAATAAAAGATTATATAATCAAAATGATGGTTATAGTCCTGATAAAGGATTAAAAAGAATAGCAACTATCCCTACAATCATTCTTGAGATTTGGACAAAAGAATATCACAAAGATCAAAACAAAGGTAATTGGTTTGAATTACCTAAAGACATTCAACAAAAAATATTAAGAGAAAAATTAAACAGTTCTGATTACAGATACTTCAGAACATCATCAGGAAGATTTTAATGGCACTAACAAATTATTCAACACTTAAAACATCTATAGCAAACTGGCTAAACAGATCAGATTTAACAGATGAGATAGCAGATGATTTTATTAAATTAACAGAAGCTGATTTTAACTCAAAATTAAGAGTTAGAAAAATGGTAGCTCAAACAAGTTTTACTATTGATAGTGAAACAGAAGCTTTGCCAACTGGTTTTTTACAAGTAAGAGATATTTATATTTTAAATGGTAATACAAAAGTTCCTTTGACTTACACAACTCCATCACAAATGGATAGCACAGTTGGAACTTCTACAACTGGTTTGCCAAACTCATTTACAATTTTAGGAGATACTTTTAGATTTTCTCCAAAACCAGATGCAACTTACACAGCTTTTATAAACTATTATAAATCATTTGATGCTTTATCCGATACAACTACAACAAATTATATTTTAACAACACACCCAGCAATTTATTTGTATGGTTCTTTATTTCATGCTGCTAATTTTTTAGGTGGTATTAATCCTCAGCAAGTTCAAACTTGGCAACAAATGTTTGCAACTGCTATGGAACGATTAGAATTAAATGACAGAGAAGATCAAGTAAGTGGTTCGCCTTTACAAATTAGAGGTGAGAACACAGTAGCTTCTCCATTTATTTCAACTTTATAATAGGAAAAAAATATGCAATTACCTTTTGGTGAATGGTTGCCAGACCAACCAGATCATTTAAATCCTGGAGCAACTGTAGCAACAAATGTGTATCATGCACAATCAAGTTACAAACCAGTTAAAGGTTTAGTTGCTTATAGTGGTGCATCTAATGTAACACAAAATGCAAAAGGTGCTGGTAGTTTTAGAGATAATACAAACACAGTATTTACTTTTGTTGGAACAAAAGACAATATTTATAAATTAACATCTGGTACTTTCGCTAGTGTAAAAGGAAGTTTAACCATATCAGGTGGTGATACAGATTTTTTTACCTTTACACAGTTTGGTCAATATGTAGTTGCAAGTAATGGAGTTAATCCTCCCATGTATTACTTAATGGGTACTTCAACTAACTTTGCAACCCTACAATCATTAGCAACATCTAGTGGATCAGGAACAGTACCAGCTAAGTTTAAAGTTTCAGGTGTTATCAGGGATTTTTTAGTAACTGGTAATATAGAAAATGCAAAGAACAGAGTTGCATGGTCAGGAATTAACGATATTTCAACTTGGGAAGCTGGTGTTAGCTCATCAGATACTCAAGACTTACCAGGATCAGGTGGTCAAGTTGTGGCCATAACTTCTGGTGAGGTTGGTTATGTTTTTAGAGAAGATCAAATTATAAGAATGGACTTTGTGGGTGGAAATGTTGTGTTTAGATTTTCAGTTATCTCTCCAAATAGAGGTGCTGTTTATGGACAAACAGTTTGCCAAGACAACAGACAAGTTTTCTTTTACGCATCAGATGGATTTTTTCAAATCAATGGCGATCAAATTTTGCCGATAGGAGCTGAGAAAGTAAATAGATTTTTTGACGGAGATTTAAACAAAGCATACACAGATAGAATTACAGCAGCAGTAGATCCATTTAACACTTTAGCGATTTGGTTATATCCAAGTAAAGATAATCCAAATACTACTGGAATTTGCGATAAACTACTGATATACAATTATGTAACTCAAAAGTGGTCAGTTGCTAAAGTTAAAGCATCACAAATCTTTAAACAATTCGTAGTAGCAAACACAGTTGAGTTGATGGATATTATTTCTGAGAACTTAGACGATATTAATATTTCACTTGATACAGCATATTGGACAACAGGACATTTATATCTTGGTGCTGTTGATGAAAATTTTAAAGCAGCAATTTTTTCTGGAAAAACTTTAGAAGCTGAACTTGAAACAAAAGAGCAAGAGATATTTCCAGGTCTTAGAGCAAATGTAACTGGTATTAGACCTATTGTAGATGCAAGTACAAATGTAACTATTAAGACTAGAGATAAATTAGCAGATACTGTTACTACTTCTGCATCAAGTTCTATGAATGACACAGGAATAAATCCTGTAAGACAAAGTGGTAGATATTTTAGAGCAAATGTAAAAATACCAGCAGAAAGTATTTGGACTAATGCACAAGGAATTGATTTAACTGCAAGTCAAGGTGGATCAAGATAATGAGTGATAAAATTGATATA